ATAAACGTAAGGACACCTACTTTCTTAAAGGACTTCCAGCACACGTGAAGCACCTCTACGAAGCGCTCATCGTCACCAAAGTTCTCTTCGATACGCTGGAGGAAAGGTACAGAGAAACTGCCGCTACGGTTGCGGTGTGGGCTCTCTACTTGGTCAACCTGCTTGTCAGACAAGAGGTCATAGAACTGGTCGAGTACAGCGTTGCTGCTCATCAGCTCACGACGTACACACCAGTCGCCGTCCTCTACAAACTCAACACCGGGAGACTTGCTGTAGTCAAGGTCGAGTGGGGACACAATGTCATACTCAACGTCATCCATACATGTGCCTTTGTAGCTGTACACGTATCCTGACACCAGCCAGTCGAAGAACGCTGACTGCAGCTTGTCTGGCAAGTCAAGGTTATCGCGCAGGTAGTTAAGCACTTGCTGGCCTACAATAGCCCGCGAGTCTTGCCATGTGGTCTCGACATACTTGGCTACTTGCTCTGGCATCTCCTGCTCCTTCGAAGCTTGTCCAGTTTCTACACCCTGCTCGTTGAGAGCGTTGATGAACATCTGCTGCAATGACTGCAGGATAGCCTTCTGCTTCTCCTCTTCCATACGGCTAACCGCATCAGGATTAGTCACAGTGACTTGATAGTTGCTAGGACGCTGGGACTTCTCACCCATCAACAAGTCCACTACTGGCTTGATAATGTTGTAGTTACGAAGCTTAGCAGGGAAGTTACGCTTCTTACCAGCTTGGCTGTTGTAAGGATTGGTAACGTAGTTGTAGTCTGCATCAGCCATCTCGCCGTTGTAGCACTCGTAGAAGCGGAGTAAGTCCGACTTAGAGTTCTGCATAAACGACGACTGATTGATAAAGCCCTCTACACACTCGGTCCGCCACGCCTTAGTCTTCTTAGTAGACTTAAGCTTCTGCTTAGGAATGTGGTTACTGTTTGTTTTGTCACTCATTTCTTATGTAAAAAAGTCGCGGTTAAAGAAAGAATCGTGGTTTTCTGTAGACTCAACCTTCACTACCGGCTTAGATAGGAGGTCCATCATATAGAACATGCCAACGAGGAGAGAAGATGCACGGTCAAAGTTACCTTTCTCGTTCCACTTGATAAGCTCGTCAATGAGACCTACATCGTAAATATAGTGCAAATTAAGTTTACTTTCACCATTCTCGTCCATACTTCTTTTGCTACGGAGCCAGTCGCGCAGGTACAGAACTGCCTGAGCCTTACGCTGTTTGCTACCCATAGAGAGTCCGTAGTTACGTCCAAGGGTCTTCGCGCGGAACCCGTTACCCTTGTCAAATATCTCCACCTCTTCCATAAGCCAATGCAACTTCTTGTGCTGCTTAGCGTACGGGATTACGTTGCCTCGGTCGTTCTCGAATCCGATGCGTGCGTTGTAGTACTCGGCTAGTTTGAACAGGTTCTCGTTGAACTCGTCCTGTGTTTCGGGACGTCCTACGTAGCTAGCGACAATCATATCGTCTGGCTTGCTCCACGGATTAGCCCGTTTGAACACATACGCAGAACCAAGCGAGTCACCCTGTGAGCTGTCGTGAGCATAGGGGTCATGCGCTATAAAGTATAGGTTGTTCGGAACGTGGCCTTCGTCGTCTCTATATGGCGATTGGTAGACAACAACCGCACCTGTCAAGTCATCTCCCTTCTGGTGAGGGAACTTATCGATGGCTCTTACTTGGTCCGTTGGCGTAAACTTAACACCGTTTGCCCTATCAACGAGGATACCCGGTGTGCCCACTTGCGCAGTCTTAGCAGAGCGAACGATATAGTTTCGGTGATTGATGAGCTCTGCTGTGGGGAAAATGTTGCTACTTGTTTGTAGGAACGCTTCACGGGGTCTCCATGGATATTCAGTGATGAGCTTGTCGTAGACTTTCGCATCTTTACTGTTCCGCTTAGTACTCTCGCGTTTATTTTGTTCTTGGAATTTAGCATCTTCTATAAGACTGTTGCCGTCTTTGTCCATGTGGCCCACCTTGTTACGGTAGGAAGGGAAGAACCAGCCGCACTGTGTTCCGTGTCCCCCATCATCCCAGACATTCTCGACTGGCAGTAGATTGTAAGGCTCTGGATTGTAGAACATAGACTCGAAGTCAATCGTTCCACCCTCCATGTCACCACCAGTACCGAAGATAATCATCTGACCAGTAGTGATACCACCGTCCTCAACACAAGGACGGGTAGCCATGTAGGTGTCTTTTAGGTTATGGAAAGCACCCGCCTCCTCAAATACTACGAGGGATGCGTCCTTACCACGGGCAGCGTCAGGGTTATCCTTAAACGTAATTGCCTCAACCTCAGACTTGTAGCCCTTCTCAACGGGCTGGTTGTTAATGTATTCTAGGTAACTAGCCTTCTTGTGGTTCTGCTTATCGATAACAGAACGACGCTTAGACCAGCCTGTATGCTCGTTAAGGAAGTCCATATTGGCCGCAGCCATGGTCATGATTCCCTTAGGATACAGGTATTTCTTGTCGTGTGCGCACAGCAGAGTGTAGCTATCGCGCTCCGTGTTAAACTGGTTGCACGTAATGGCAGCGTTCTTGTACGAGAAACCTTTACGACGAGCCTTAGCTACAATCATGTGGTGTCCGCCATCCAGCCAATCCTCCTTTACGTTAGTAGACAGCTTGAGGTCCAGCATGGCTTGCTTCTCCATACCATTCCTCGCAATCTCCATAAGCCAAAAGTACTCGTAGTCACCATCCCAGAACCCCGGGAAGTCTACCTTCTTCTTAGCACCACCCTTCTTATTGCCCTCGTCCATGACTTTCATCTGGACGTAGTTGAGGTAGAAGTAGTGGTTACCAGTAATCCGTACACCGCCTACGCTATATCCCTCCCTACACCGGCGCAGCTCCTCTGTCCAGTACTCATAGAAGTCCTGTGAGCCAGCGGGCGCGTCGACATAGTATCCCTGCTTCTGGAAATCCAGAGATGCACGGCGGAACTCTTGCGTATTAGCAATCATACGAGGTCTTCAAACTTTTCGTGTACAATAAACGAGGGGCATGCCTTGTGCGGCGCGTACTCGTTGTGGCCAGAGATGATAAGCTCGCCGTAAATACCACGTAACGTGGCAACTAGGTTGCGGAATGCCTTCTCTTGGCCGTGATTCATCGTGTCTTTAGGCTGCATGTTCTTGTCACACCCGCCAATGTAGCAGATACCGATAGAAGACTTATTCTTACTCTTGCAATGAGCACCTTGCCTAGCAACAGGACGACCCGCTTCAACAGAACCGTCCAATAGGATACAATAATGGTAGCCGATGTCTGACCATCCACGGCCATCCACATGCCAGCGGCGTATATCTGCGACATCATGGTGACGGCCTTCCGGCGTAGCGCTACAGTGTAGAATGATTTCATTAATATCTCTCATGACTTCTTAAAATTACCAGTACCTCCCCGGCCGTCGCTAACAAATCCCCCGAATCCAACCCGGGTTCTCAGCTCCTTCATGTTACTTCCGCATTCGCAGATATCAACGCGGTTATCGTCCGCATCAAAGTGCTGAATCTCTCCATCACGGCAGCGCATAGTCAATACATCGCTGTATTCTTTCTCGTTCTCGCACGAGGTGCATTTAAACTTAGCCATTAGTCTTCGAAATGTCCTTTAGTTCCACCACCACGCAGTTTAGTCTCCGCAGCTTGCTCTTGTTTGACCCGTTCTTCTAGGTCACCCACAGTCTTTACAACGGCAGGCAGCTTCTCTGCTAAGTCTAACAACTTGCCAATCAGCTTAATAGCTTCACCCGTACCATCTGACTCATCATCAGCATCCGGGTTTAGGTATTCGTCAATCTTTCTATTGATAGCCTTGATTCCCCGTTCACTGGACTGAAGCGCTTCGCGCGTCGTCTTCAATGTCCGGACAGCGGGCGTATCTTGCAGCTCAGTGTACTTAGCCATGGCTGCTTTCAACCGAGTGCTAGGCTTAAACCCAGCATCCAGCTTCAAGTCCTTGATAACGCGCATATGCCGCTCCTTCTCCTCATACATCTGGTATGGTGACTTGTAATCCAGCATATGGTAGATATACGCGCACCAGTTAGTAGCATTACGCTTCTCACGGTCCTTATCCTCGGCAATCAGCTCCCTGAACTCCTTGATAACCCTTAGCTCTAGGTCTACCTTTACGGTAAACGCCTCCATCACGAATAGCTTCATTTCTTTTTGTTCTTCTTGACACGAGCAAGGTTAAGCTTGTTCAATCGGTACGGATTCACGTGGAATCTCCCAAACAGTGGGATACGTACGGAGTCAAACGCGCCAGCCTCTAGGGTTTTACGCAGGAATATAAACTGGGATTCCACGATAGAGCGTATCTCGTCTGTCGTGGTCCCATATTCTTCTGCAAGTTGCTTAAAGAGTTTCTCCTTAAGGTTGTTCTTCGCCATCGTCTATTAATCCTAAATCGTCGGGGCTGCCTCCCAACCCAAATGGGTCGTTAGGGTCAGCATCTTTCAAGTCAACCTTGACTACAATCTCCTTCTCTCCTAGTTCAATTGTGTACGGTAGCATAGGCTGTCCCTGTGCTTCGAGTACTTGCTTCTGTCGCTGGATGTATGTAAACACAAGTTCCAGTTCGCTAGGATATCTAAAGATTACGTCAAGTGAGCCTCCCATTATTCAGGTTTATCGGTGATAGTAAATTCAATGCTGTCTAACTCCATACGTGGAGAGACAATATCAATATACTTGTAGTTGCCGAACTGGTCCTTATAGATGACCCCCTTGTCTTTCAATGCTTTAACGTAGTTATTCAAAACAGCTACGTTCTTCATGCCGAGCTTCTCGGTTACAATCTTACGACTGGTCTTAGTGGCACAGACAAACTGGTCTACCTCGAGGAATGACGCAAGAACGTCCATCTCTACAGTAGTTAGTTTAAGAATGCCGTTGAGTAAAGAGAGGTAGTCTCGCTTTCCTTCTAGTGTTACGGGTACGTTAATCTTGCCCATGACGGTAGTTCTTTACATTCTGTATTTTCCTTCCCAGCCTACGGCGCAGTGCACCACGTATGACGTTTAGGAGTGACAGAATTAGTTCGTTTTCGACAGACCACGACCGCTGGTTGAGATACTCGAATCTATCGACGAGCATATCTACCACTTCTTCGTTGGTCGTGCCGGGGATGTGTTCTCCATCTACCTTCTCGGTAAACCGTACAGTCTGATAGCTTGCGCTTCTGAAGTTGTACAGCCGATAGAAAATTCCCTTCTTCTCTGCTTCCATACTTAAATTTAATACCCCCTGTTGATATATGCAAATCTTGTACAAAAGAAAAGACCCCCGCCGAATACACGACAGGGGCCCCTCCTAAGGCAACGAAACACCAGCTGCATGGCCAGTGTAACGCGCACATCACTCCGCAACGAGCGACTCGATTGTCTCTTTGACTTCTACCTCTTGTTCGCGGTTGTCGTCCTTGAGCAAATCCTGATACGTGGCAATCTGCACTTTAATGTTGTGCATCACGAGGTTCAATTCCTCGGCACGCTTTGTAATTGTTTGGAGCTCTGTGCTGCGAGCATCCAGTTCTTTCTGTGCGCCCTCCATACGGGCATTAATGATATCAATCGTCATTGTTATCTTGTTTAGGGTCTATGACGCTGACCTCACCTGACGTATTCTCTGTCTCGTAGGTAAAGCCTGTTAGGGTTCCGTCGGGATTCTGCGCGAATGTAATCGTAACATGCGAGTTCGTGTAAGACGTGGCAACCACGCCGTCAGACCCGATGAAACACTGCGCGTCGTCCCAAATAAAAAACCCACTATTGCGTCTGTTCTTTGACATGGGACAATATGGCCCAAAAAAATCTCCGAACAAAACGCAACAGTGGGCTAGTTATGCACACCCTAGGTGCCTACGGCACAATTAAAATTTACATACGCGTTTTATAGCGTTAGTTACTACATGCATTAGCTGCATTAATGTACCCACAAATGTGGGCCCGTGGTGACGATGTACACCAGCACTTCTACAAACGTTTTCATTGTACTGTTGGCTTTAAGATGAGTTGCTCCCCCACGCCCAGTCCAACACCATAGGCTACAACGTATGCGAAGAGACCTAACAGCTTAGACTTGCGTCGTGAGCTCGCTGAGAATTGGCCATTCCTAGATTGCCCCGGGAATGGCATTGCAACTGCGACAAGTACAGCAGGTACTCCGACCCATTGCTGGTCTCCCTGTCCTAAGTAGCCTACACCAATTCCCGTAAGACAGAGAATCGCTGCACGCTCCAGTGGAAAGTCGACTGCGCCGGACTTAACTGCGTACTTGTTCTTGCCGCGCACACGCTTACTGTTAGACAGTAGGTGCCCGTAACGCGGTTTTGTGCTGGACCAACGGGCATCGCCAAAGGAGTTAACCTTGGCTTTGCTGAACGTCAGTCTCAGTGGTCGATGAAGGCCATCAGAACACTCTTGAGCGTTTGCCATGTTGAAGGATAGCAAACAGAGTATGAGGCCGAGAGTAAGAGAGAGTTTATTCATGGCCTTACAAGTTACGATGCACACTGAGTTCGTTCGTCGAAATCGCCACTTAACATTTCACGTTAGTTCTATACGGTGTCAGTACTTGTCCTACACTGTTATCTAGAATTCGTCGAAATAAGCACAACACCATCGGCAGATTTCAGTACTTAGTGTACAAAAGCCCCTTTGTTTACTGGGGTTACAGAGGCACCTGACACGATGGCAGGTACATGTCAGTCAGTATGTCAGTATGTCAGTCTACATGACAGCACCTGACAATGTGTCCAGTCTATGATATTGACATGGCGTAAACTTGCGTATGTCAGATATTTGTGTAGCTTTGCTAAAGTGTTAGCGACGCTGCTAAGCAGCTCGCAAGCGACAGGCGCTAGCCTGACAACTACTACGAAGTAGACAATAACACGAGTGACTCTGTAAGAGTCTGCGAGTGGCTGACACTGAATAAGCCCATACTCATGCCTTTGGAGAAAAGGCCCCCCTTAGTTTACTGACACAATGAGACCCCCCGGGGCTCCTCCTATCCAATGGCATTGAGTGCATAGGGTACTCAGCTCCCTATTGATACCCCCCGTTTACTGGTGTGTGAGAAGAACCCCCCATACTCCGGGGAATCGTTTGTGGGTACCACCTAATAAAAAACCCCCCGGTCCCAAGAACCAATCCAATACCCCCCGCATGATTCTCTAGGGGAGCTAAAACATCCCTTGTCATGTACTGCAGAGTAACATCCTACGGGATGTAGGCTCGCCGTCCCCCAGACATGGGCCACGGTAGCAAGAACTCACGTAACGCATGCCCTGATGAGGGTGTGCTTATTACTGAAGGGGAGCTCAAACATCCCTATCAGCTTACTGCATAGAGATATGGTAGGCTCAGGTTGCGCTACTATAAGGCACGGCGTGTAAACATCCCTGAGTACTTACCACATCACGTGGCTATGTATTCTACCCTATCTCTCCCTGTATCTCATCACTCTCATTGTAGTGCTATGTCATTAGTACACACTACATCACCCCAACACCCCTACAAATGAAGCTTTCAGAATCCCGCATTATTGCAAACAAAGTAGTCGCACATGTACACTACGCGTCAAACACTACTCAGTTCAACGTGTCCTTCGACAAGGATGCAGGTCAGCACGTGCTCTTCTGCATGAACGACGACAAGAAGTCAACAGCTGAGTTCTTTGTAGGTGCACACCAAACCACAGTGTACCTCATCATCAAAGACTTGGCTAAGTTAGGCTACGCTCAATTCTAATCATCAAGGCCCTGCACATAATAGTGTGGGGCCACAACACTTTCCCCTATGCAAGACGATATCCTCCAAGTACAACAAGTATCTCCTCGTGTCATCACTGTAACATACTTCGGCAACGAAGGTGAGTACGACGTCACAGAAGAGTTCAAGACAGTATCACAGTGTTCCAACAGAATGGACGAATACACTGTGTCTGACTGTTTCATCTACAATCCCAAGTAATCCCGTTCCTCATTGCAGTGCTCTCAGCGCTGTGATGCAG